GTTGTAACTAAAATGATGCCATTCCAATATGGTGCTAGAAACAAAACCTTTTATCATCTATTGGAAGCAATCTATAACTTAGATTGTGATATTATTTATATTACTCACGAAATAGAAAAGTATGTAGATAATACTCCAACAGGAGTACAACCCGCTTGGAAAGATTGGGGCGGTAAACTGGAACAAGAGATACATTGTTTTAGAAAGAAGGTTAAAGGAGAAATACAATATATTGCTGAATTGATTGGTTCTAGGACTAATGGCAATATGGTTGGAACTCGTTGGGTTATCCGTGAAGGACAACCGCCTAATATCGTTTGGAACGGTATTCCCGATTTGCGGGAGGGTAATGTTTGAAATTCGCAGTTGATACAAAGGTAATGATAGAGGCATTAGAAAGTATTCAAGGTAAAGGAAAGTATTTGACTTCATCTGGTTTTACTAATAATTCTATGGGTCTTAATTTTCTAATGAAGTTAAGTGGTAATACACTTTCTATTTGGAATGGAGATACTACCTTTGCAATGAATATTAATCTAGAAGTAATAGGTGCAGAAGATGGCGAGTTTATTGGTAATGGTAAAACTATTGTACCGTATCTTAAGAAATACGGAGAACTAACTTCTTTTGTTGTTGAAGATTACTTAACCGTAGGTTCGGGAACAAAGAAGGCTAGTATTGCTAGAGTCATTAATCATCCTAACATGGATGCTTTAATCAGACTACAAGCGATGTTAGCACACATTAATCATGAAGAAGAATTAACTGAACTTCCTAAGTTTGGTAAATCAGAATACGAAGGAGCATTTATACTCAATCAAAAAGTATTCTCTGATTGTATCTCTTCATGTGAATTGGCAAATCATGGTGCATTTAAATTAGATTATAACGGTGAAGTTGTAGTCTTTTCAAGTGGACTTAACATACAAAATCAATATGAAGAAACAATAACACCTTCTTCATGTTTTGGAGAAGAAGCAACATTAGAATATAGTGGGCCACTACATAAGTTCTTTAAGAATAATTCAGACATTACATTTTATGTAAAGGATGAATTCCCACTATTGCTTGTTGCTGAAGATAGGATGATAATTAAAGCACCCTTTTCGGCAGGTAATTAAAATGATAATAAGTAAACTAGATACAGGAAAGCATATCTATACATCGTATAGAAAGAATGGAAAGAAGATTGAGAATGTAGAATATTTTAAACCATACTTCTATATTCTCAATTCGGAACTTCAACCTAAGTATTACAAACCTTCTAAATATTTAACTAGAGAGTTTGAATATGAAGAAGGTGATTGGGTTAATCTTCAAAAGCAAAAACTAACTAAAGTATATGTAGATAATTCTTATGATATGCATATTGCAAAGAAGTCTTTTCATAAAACTTATGAAGCAGATGTATCTTATACTTTTAGATTTGCAGTAGATAAATTAGCAGAATTACCAGAATATGAAATGCATAAATGGTATTGGGATATGGAATGGCAACAAGGTGGAGAACATCATGATGAAATCACTACTATTGTAGCATTTGATAATTATGATAAGAAGTATTACCAATGGGTTTGGTTTCCTAATGAAATAGACTATAATCTTGTTGATAGTCCTATTAATAAAGATGGAAAACAAATAGGAAGGAAATATACATTTGATAATGAAAAAGATATGATTCAATCCTTTATGGCTACTATGGTTGTAAAAGACCCTGATATGTTAATTGCTTGGTTTGGATTGAAATTCGATTTGCCTAAACTCCTTGAACGTGCGTGTGCTTTGGGATTGAACCCCACTATCATATCACCAATTAATACCGTTAAGGGTGTTAAGAAGGTCAAGGATGGCTTTAGATTCAAGTATGGTGAAAATGGATTCGGTGCTATCGAACAGCCGATAGGAGGCCGCATAACCCTCAATTTAGACCTTGCTTTTGAACGTCAATGGAATGATTCACAAAGAGGAACATTACCATCAATGTCTTTAAATTATATTTCTGAATCTGTTTTAGGTAAAGAAAAGTTAGTTAGTGAGAAATTTCCCGACCCTAACGAGTTTTATCGTAGAGCATGGTTAGAAGATACTGAAACATATTTGAAATATGCTTTAGTGGATGTTGAGTTAATGGTTGAAATTGATGAATTGAATTATTGTAGTGAAGCAATTGTAGCATTACAAAGATTATTGATTGCTCCATTTAGTGCTTGTTTTTATGCTAGTCATATGGGTTCAATCTATTTTATGCGTAATGCAGAATGGATTGCTCCTACTGGAGAAAAGGTAGATAAGCGTCAAGAATATGATGGTGCTATGATTTATGACCCGTTAAGCGAAGAAACAAACGGATTACATCTTAATGTAGCCGCTTTTGATTTTGCAGGTCTATATCCTAGTATGATGATTTCAAGGAACATTTCATGGGAAACTAAATCAAATGAACCTACTGAGTTTGGTGCTAATCTATCTACTCCTAGAGACTTTAGTATTAGTGATAAGAAACAAATGCTGTATTATAAAACTGATAAGTTAGGTCTATTACCTAGAGCAGTTCTTGATTTGAAAGAGTTGCGAAATGAATATAAGCGACTTATGAGAAAGGCAAGAGATGAGGATAACAAATCGGAATACATTAAGTGGAATAACAATCAAATGGCAGTAAAGCGATTAATGGCATCTTTTTATGGCATTGTTGCTTTTCAAGGATTTGGTTGGGCTGATGTAGATTTAGCCGCTAGTATTACTGCTAGTGCTAGAGAAGCAATTAGATTAGCCGCATTCAAAGCAAAGGAGATGAAAGAATGAGTAGAAGTAACTTTAATATGAAAATTAAAAAGAACATTAGAAAAATATTGCCCAACTTAGAAGATATGCAACCCTTTACTGCATCTGAATTAAAAGGTATGCTATACGATAATGGGGTAACTAATACCACTACTACACAATTAGGAGGCTTAATTAAAAAGTTTGCTAGAACTGATGGTTATGGTAATTGGAAATTAAAAGCAGATTGGAGGGATATACTTGAACAAGAAAACAGTCGTTATTGAAGTATCATATGATACAGAAGAAACATGGGAAGAAACATATCAAGAAGTAAAAGAAATACTTCAAATGATAAACAACCTTAAAAGAAACGCAGTAATTAAATCTATTAAAGGTGATAATCATGATGATGGACAAAACGAATGAACTACTAGAAGAATTGCTGGCTATGATAGCAAAATCAAATAAGATATTAATGATGGTAAATATCGTAAACATAGCAACCATTATAACAATAGTAACGGTGATATTATGAGTAAAGAAATTAAAGAAATGAAAGAAGAAATTAAAAACCTAAAGCAAATAATCAAGAGACTTGAAGTAGAAATAGATGAAATATGTAATTCTAATTTATCCATTCATTCTCTCGATAAGGATATTAAAATCATTAAACAAGAACTAATGAAGTTCTCTGATGGTAAACTACACTTTGAAAACGCTTGGTGATATAATGAAAGTAGTTTATGGACATACAGATTCTATCTATGTTCAGATTGATTCTATCGAAAAGGCTGAACATTCAATCAAAGAAATTGAAGCATCAGTTAGAGAACATTTTCCTAATGTATTAGGATTGGAACAACATCCAGTTGTTCTCGAATTTGAGAAGTATTATTCTGCATTAGGTGTAGGAACAACAAAGAATAGAAATGCGGGTTTGGTATCATGGGAAGATGGAGTCTGGTTAAACGAACCTAAATTCACTATGACTGGATTTACTGCTAAAAGAGTAAGTGAAACTAAATTAGCAAAGGATGTCCAAACCACAGTATTAAAAATGTGGGTTGGGCAAAAAGACATGAAATCTATCAATAAGTATCTATCTGATAAATATAATAATGTAATGGATGGTAAGTTAAAAACTTCTGACATTATTAAAAGAAGTAGATTGAGAGAAGATAGAGTTCTTCTAAAATGTCCAGAATGTAATAAGAAACACCATCTTAAAGAATGTATTAAGATTAAGTGGTGTGATAAGTGTGGGACTGAAACAGAGCAATTTGTTACATTTACACACAAAAGACCTTCTATCGGTTCGGGTATCGCAGGTATTCTTTATGCTTGGGAAAGATTAAATATGACCTTTGATGACTCGTATTTATATCTGAAAGTAAAGGATGTGCATGATACATATACTCACCCTTTGACAAAAGTTCAAAGAAATGTAGATTATGTGTCTGCCACAACCTATGAAGATTTTGCAGATTATACTCCCGATTATAAGCACTATGCAGAACAGATAGTAAAGAAGGCCGAACCTATTTATCGAGCGATGAATTGGGAAGTATCTTCTATAAGAACAGGAAAAATACAAATGAAATTAGACGAATGGTGGTAATATGAACGACGATGAAAAATATAATGCGGTGATTTCTTCTATGAAGGAATTCACTTACAAATGGAAACCCGAAAATTATGATGACCCATCGAAACCAATCCTAAAGATAACTAAATCTTCTTTAGGAAGTTTCGATTGGTGTCCGAAAAAATATGAGTTTTCTTACAGACAAAGATTACCTCAAGACCAAACGGAGGCTATGTTGAAAGGAACGGTGCTTCACAATCATAGAGAGGACTTCTTTAATATCTTTGATATTAAGAAAGCAGAAAAGATGAACAATAGTGAAGTATTAGAATACTGCACTAGTTTAATGCCTGTTGATGATTACTATGATATTTCATTGACAGTAGCATCGCTTGAAGCACAAAGATTTATTGAGGCAAGAACAGAAAATAAGATAGATGAATACCTTCCAGTATGTAATGAAGGAAAGTTTGATGCAGAAATTACTATACCTGCAAATATCAATCCTAAATTTCCTCTAAGTAGAGATTATGTAATTCACATTCAAGGAATTATTGATAGAATATTTAAAGAGAATGGAGGATTAGTTCCTTTTGAATACAAAACTGGTGGATGGAAAGATTGGAAGAAAACTTCTATGCGTAAAGAAATGGCATTCTATGAATTGCTATTGATTAATGCGCCCGATGAAGTTATGATTAAGAATGGATTAGACCCTAATGATAAAGTAACTCATTGGGGTTGGTATTATCCTGCGGCAAATTACATTTATGCAGAACCTAGAAAAACTAGGTCAATGACTTCTGTTATGAATAACATCGCTAAACTTATTCATCACTATGAAAAAGATATGTTTCCTGCAAAATACTATTACAAGACTTGTGCTCATTGCTCTTTCTTTGGTATTTGTGATGAAGCACAGGATGATTCATGGGTTTGATATTATGAAGGCACTAATAGAAAAAAAAGTATTAGCAAAGAATTGGACATTCAATGAGATTTCTAACTTAGCGGAAACTATCAATTTAATATCTAATGATATTTATTCAGAGATGACATTAATTGAAAGATTTAAAATGGTAGAAGATTTAAGAATAAAAGAAACTTATGTAGGTCAATTATATACTGATGTGTTAAGAGAGATGGTTCAAATATCTCTTAAGGCAGAAGTAGCAGGAACGATTAAATCACTATTAAATACAGCAACAGTAAATTTTGGGGGAAATAAAAATGAAATATCCGAGAGAAGTATGGGCGGGAAGCCACATAAAGAACGCACCACAGATGAGAAGAAAGATAGTTCTGACAAAGAATGATTATATTTCTTTTGTTAAAGTGCAAAATAACAGAACAAATGTATATACTACTGTTTATGATTTTGAGCACTTTAGCGAAACTGCGAAGATTGAATCTTCTGTAATATTAAATAGAATATTTCTAGACTTTGATGGACATGAAGGAGATTTAAATAATGCTTATCGTGATATTAAAGTTGTTATGGATTGGGTAATGGAGAAAGATATTATGCATACTTTATTCTTTTCGGGAAGAGGGTTTCATTTATTCTTAGATGGAAAAGAAACTGATAGCATCAGAAACATTCAAGCATATTTCAAAGAGGTTAAGAAGATGTTAATTTCAAAGGTTGGTAAAGATATAACTTTAGATGATAGGGTTGGTCAAACAACTCGTTTGAGAAGAATTCCAAATACTGTTAATATGTCATCAGCAGATAAGAATGGTAATCCTCTTTTCTGCATACCTTTGATGTATGATGACCTATCTTTACCTCTTAACGAATTGATGACATTAGCATCCAAACCTAGAAATATTCCCTTCAAGAAGGTCGGCTCTATCAAGGTAGAGTTTCCTGAACAACCCCCCATAGAGGCTGTTGAAGGGGAAGTTACCGTACCGTCTTACGAAGGTAAATTGCCATTATTGCCATGTTTACATAATGCAGTAATGAGCGAGAATCCTTCGCATATGGCGAGAGCATACCTTGTTTCTTGGTATAGAGATTTATTGACTGGAAGAACAAATTTGATTTCTAGAGAAGATAAAGACAAAGTATTGAATATGGTTGTTGAAGAAATCAAAACTGTTTTTGGTGAAAAAGAAAATGTATGGTTAGATTGGGATGAACGTGAAACTAGAAAACACGCTAGGTTTACTGTTCATGGAAATTACAATACTCCCTTTTGTGATAAGTTAATTTCAGAAGGATATTGTGTAGGAAAATGTTGGAGGTTCCCTCATGTTAATAATTGATTCAAGAGAAAAGAAAGGTTCTAAGTTAGTACACTTAGTAGAAGATAAAGCAAGAAGATTGAATATCCAAATGGAAAAGAAATGGTTAGAGATAGGAGATTATGTATTTGATAATGTTTGCTTTGAAGCAAAGTCTGTTCAAGACTTTATTGGTTCTGTAATGTCTAAAAGACTATGGACTCAATTAGATAACATGGATAGACACTATCATACTAATGTAGTAATTATTTATGGTGATTTAGAAGAAGCAATATATAATATTGTTGAACATTCGCAAAGTAAATTACCACCCCATGCTAGAAAGATAATGATGAGAAATAAATTTCTAGGAGCATTGGGTCGAATAACATTAGATATGGATGCAAAACCATTTTGGGTTCATAGTGAAGAAGAAGCATCTTCTATCATTACTGCAATATGTAAAATGCAACCAATCAAAAGAGATAATATTAGGCCACAGGTCTTTAAACGAGTATCTACTGATGATTTGAGATTAGATTTATTAACAAGTGTAAAAGGCGTATCCTATAAAAAAGCAAAGTTACTCATTGATAACTTTGGGTCTGTTATGGAAATAGGAGAACAAACTAGTTTTGAAATACAAAAACTAGAAGGGTTTGGAAAAATATTAGCAGACAGAATAATTAATGTATTAAATTCAGAAATGAAGGTGAAAATATGAATGAAGAATATGAAGAAGAAGAATATGAAGCAATATTTGAAGAAAGAGCAGTAGTATCTGAATCCTTACCTAGAGTAGTAAGAGACTTTCAGAAGTCAGCAGTAGAAGTATCTCACTATAATGAGATACCTGCGGCTATATCTTTCTTTAATATCTTAGGACAAATAAGTAAAGACTTTGTGCAAATACCTAAAGGAAGAAATATCTTAGATAGTAGAATCCACTTTTGTTGGATTCAAACATCTGGTACTGGTAAATCTACCTTATACAATTTTATTGGGCCAATTGCTAAAAGTGTCTTTAAAAAGATTAATGAAGATGGTAGCCATCCTAGAGCAGTTAGAAATGATGTTGCTATTCCAAAAGTATTTGATACGTTTTCATTAACAGATTATACTGATGCATCTTTAATTGGTTATTATAAAAAAGGTCAAGATGAAGATGGTGATGAATCGTGGGAAAGAATTGCAGGGGCTTTAGAAGGAAGTGGATTAGCACATTGGGATGAATTTGAATATTCTGGTGTGTTTAAAGCAACCCAACATAAAGAAAGTTCTATTGTATATTTAAATACTTTAATGAATACATTAGCAGGAGAGTCTTGGGTTATTACTAAGAAACTTAAAGAAGGAGATGTTATGGAATGTTTCTCTGAAAGGTCAGTATTAGCGATGACTTATTGCCCTAAGAACTTAGAAGATGTTATGGCTGAAAAGGGTGTTCTACAAAGAATGCTTTGTTATGTTTGGGAAGTCCCTCCTTATATTCAAGATAAAATGAGAAGAGAACAAATTGCTTTAGCAGGAACATATGTCGAAGTTACTCAACCTATCGAAAGATTTGCTAATGCTTTCTATAATATCTATTCTGAAGTTAAGACTAGATTTGAGGAAGTAGGGCGTAATCCATTAGATACAATGACCTATGCTCAAGGATTTAATGATGTATTGCTATTAGAATATGAGAGTATGCACAATTTCATTCAATCTGAGAGAAGTGAGGTTAAAGACATCGCAGGTAACTTTACTACTAGATTGATGGAAACATTGATGAAATTGAGCGTTTTATGTTCAGTTGCGGAAAGTCCTTCCATTACAGATAAAAGCAAAAAATTCATTGTAACTGGTAATAATGTGCGTCAAGCGGCGGCTATTGTCCGACAATGTTATAGCACATTAGTTGAGTGGTTGAATCGTAGCCTACGCACCCGACGCAAGCAGACTCATGAAAAGAGCGCACTTTCAGTATTTATTAAAGTATATGCAGAAATGGATAAAGATGAAGATGGGTTCATAAGTAAAAAGAAATACTTAGATGAAGTTCAAAAAGAAAGTAAAAAGAGCAGACCCAGTATTTATAATTATTTTAAGACAATATCACATATGTTCGGACAAGAAAAAGTTGGGCGTTCAGTATTTGTAAAATATATAGGAGAGGAAAAAGAATGAAATATGAAAACACATACCTTGTCTTTGAGGTATCAAAAGGCCCAAAAGTAATAATTGAATCATTAGACACCTATGGTGCAGATGGTTGGGAATGTTGTTCTATGCTAACAGTAGCAGGAAATAACATTGTTTGCTTTTTAAAGCGTCGTATTGATGTTGAAGAAGAAAAGACAGATAAAGAAACAGAAAAGATTTCCAAACTTTGGTCGCAGGATTGATTCAAATGTCAGTATTGGCTATTGATTTAGAGACTAAGAATATGTCTCATGATATTGGTGGTTTTGGAAATACCCATATGTTTCAAGTATCTACGGTTGCTACTTGGGATGGAAAGAATGGAACAGTATATGTTGATGAACCAGTAGATAACTTTGCTAAGTCTGGTCATGTAATTAAATCTATTAGAGAACTTAAGTATGATTTAGATGACCATTTTCAGAAAGGTGGCGTATTGTTAGGACATAACATCGCTTCATTCGATTTAGCGATTCTTAGAGATTCAGTCGATATTCATTGTATTCATAAGTATCTAGATGAAAAGAAGTATATTGACACTAGTAGAATTCTAAATAAAGAACATGGAGAAAGGTTCCCACTAAGTAATTTAGTTAAATGCACTATGGATGACTTTAAACTCATGGATAGTGCAGATGCTCCTAAATTATGGAAGATGGGTCAATATGATGAAGTAGTTGAGTATTGTATGAAAGATACTCAATTAGTTTATGACCTTTGGAAGTATGGTCAAGATAACGGAATTGTGAAAGCATTTTCTGTTGATAAAGAAGAGTTTGTTGAATTGGAGGTGAATTGGTAATGGAAGGCTGGGATTGGTTTTTTGCTGCGATTTTCTTAGTAGTTCTCATGTTACTCTTCTTCGCCGCATTTGGTGGTAGAAATATCACCGATGGTAGCGTTGAAGATTATATGCGAAGGCTAATGAGAAATGAAGGCGATGAGCAGAAATGACATTGAAACAAAAGTGTCGCTATTGTGGTTCTAATACTTTAGCGAAGCGTTTAGTTGGATTCTATGTGGGTTCAACTGAGCAAATTAAACTTTGGGAATGTCGAGAATGTTTTAAGATTTGGTCTGTAAAGACTGATTAAGAGGCGAGGTAACTTAATTGTTGCCTCGCCTCAATTTTTTTTTTGAATTTTTAATCGCCAATTGTGGCTAACCATGTTGCAAGAAATCCGCAGACAAAGGCTATAATACCCAATATGCACAATTCCATGTTAATCACGAATTGAGCCAATTAGTAATTTCTACTTGTGTTGGCGGAGTAGAATAAACATCGCTCGGCCAATTTGCTAAGTTTAATTTAATTGTTCTATTACCATTTTCATCTATTGATTTAAATATTGAAGGTGCTAAATCTGTCCAATCAACTAAGGGATAATTTGTTTCTAAAAAATCTTTCATACAAGCCATCATGCCACCTTCCTTATTGTAAATGCAGTATATTGTGGATTATTAGCAGATTGAGGGTCAGAACTTCCAGTAGCAAGAAATTCTCTATTAGCACCAGACCAAACCATATATCCACTTAATTTAATTACAGTATCTCCTGTTGTTTTAATAGTAGCAGTAGTAAATTGAGACATTCTAACTACTGCATTTAAATTAATAATATTTCTATAATAAGCATATTTATTATGTTGGTTTCCATCACCTATTGATAAATCGAATTCTAATTGTG